CTGGCAAGCGGCTTTGCCTATCTGGTGGCCATCATCGACTGGTACTCCAGGCGGGTGTTGAGCTGGCGTATCAGCAACACCATGGAGGCGGTGTTCTGCGTGGACTGTCTTGTAAACGGCCACGTTCGTGGAGCAAACGGGCCACGATATTGGAGCAAGGATAGGCTGGGGGTTAGTGCTGGGTTGTCCACAATTTGCTCACAATCGGCTTAAACGGGGCTTTAAGCCTCAAAAACGACCTCTCAAAACCGTCTTGGCTGCGCTGTTTAGCCCTGGTTGAGGCGGTGGCAGCTGCCCTGGTGGTCAGGGGCATTCTAGAGCCCCAAAGGCAAAGCCAGCGCTGTGGCTGGCCTTGTTGCTGGGGTCTGGCGGGGTTACAGGCGGTGCTGCTCGCGCTCGCTGGCTGTCAGCCCACCTACCCGGTCGAGGGCATTGATCAGCTCGCTGTTGAAGGCTCCCAGGTCGCCTGCGTAGCCCCAGTTTGTGGGGTTTTGGCTGGCCTTGACCTGGTGGGCCTCAAGGGCTGTTGACAGCCGCTCAATCAGGCTTTGGGCCTGGGCTTTGCGGGCGGCGTAATCGGCCAGGGCGGCGGTCATTTGGCACCGCCTTTGCAGCTGCTGCAAGCCTGCTGTTTGCCAGCCTCAAAAGCGGCGTTCAAAGCCGCCTCGATCGACCATACCGCCAGCTCGTGAAAGTCGAGGCTGTCACGCCTTTGGGCGGTCAGGGTTTCGACCCGCAGGTGCTTGGCGGCGATGGCTTGGATGGTTTGGTTTTGGGTGCTCATTTCAGTCCTTTTGTTGATGCACCCAGTACCGCTCTGTTCGCGCCTTCCAGCAAGCGCTATTTGCAGTGCCAGACCACCCCAGTCGGACAGTCAAGCGGGCAGCTTGAAGTTGGCAATCAGCAGCTCGCCTTTGGCCTGCCTGCCAGCGCCTGAATTGCCCACCGTGTAGTTGGTCGTCAGCCCCTTCATGTGCAGTCCTTTGAAGGCTTTGCGCATGGCTGGGATGTCGTTCACGCTGACCGCCGCTTTGCCCTTCATGCTGCGCAGCAGATCGGCCATCTGGTCGTATTGCTCCAGCCCAAAATCAACGCCGTAACCCTCGGTGCCGTAGTATGGCGGGTCAAGGTAAAACAGGCTGTGTGGGCGGTCATATTTGGCGATGCAGGTGGCCCAGTCCAGGTGCTCAATAAACACCTGGTGCAGCCGAAGGTGGACGGCACTCAAGTCCTCCTCCATCCGCAGCAAATTAATGCTGGCTTTAGCCGTGGTGGCCGTGCCCCAGGACTGGCCCTGCACCTTGCCGCCAAAGGCCGACTTTTGCAGGTAATAAAACCGCGCAGCGCGCTGGATATCGGTCAGCGTTTCAGGCGGCGTGTCTTGCAGCCACTTGAACATTTCACGGCTGTTTAAAGCCCACTTAAATTGCCTAATAAATTCTTCGAGGTGATGGGTCACCACACGGTACAAACAGATCAGGTCGCTGTTGACATCATTGAGCACCTCGACCTTGACCGGGGGCTTCAAAAAGAACAGCGCAGCAGCACCGCAAAACGGCTCAACGTAGCAGGTGTGCTCAGGGAATGTGGGCAGTATGAACTGCGCCAGGCGGCGCTTGCCGCCCACCCAGGGGATGAGCGGCTTGGCCGTTGGGAGTTGGTTGTTAATGAACGTTGGCGAGCTGAGATCAGCTTGTAAGTTTTTGTGCATGGTTGGTATTTAAGATGACCCGGCCTGTACAGGTAGCAGGGTCTTCGGTCGATACCGTGTGCATTCACGGAGGAGGCGGGGGCTTGAGGTGTTGGTTCACCGCAGGCCTTCGCCCTGTTTTTTATGGTGGCGTGAAAGCCGGAAGGCTGGCTATCAACACCTCACTGGTCGGCAAAGGCTCAAGGCCAGTTTTAACGCGCTGCATTTTGGCGTAGGCGGCGGCCCAAAGTAGCGACCGCCAAGCACGCAGCGCTTTACCTTCACTTTGAAAGTTGGCAACAGCCGGTTCGTCCGCGTATGTCGCAGCCGATCGGATATCGTCGTAGCCAAGGCTTTGCGCCGTGGCGTCGAGGTGATGCTGCACTGCCTGCGTCAAGCTTTGCTCAAGCTGCTTGGCTTGCAGCTCCGCCGCGCTGGGCAGGACGGCTACATGCGCGGCCAACACCGCCTCAACAGCCGTGATCTGCTGTTCACTCATGTCCTCGCCAAACGTTAACTGGCCGTCTTCCCCCCAGCTAAATGGCAAGCCCAGCAGACCTGCGGCTTTGAGTTCGGATGAAAAATTCGATCCTACTGGCTTTTTTGTGTTGAGCATGTTTTACCCCAAAGTTAATGACAAAGTGGTGCGCGAACCTGCTGTGGCGCTGCCAAAAAAAACTGCGTCAGCAGCGCTGGCTCTGCCCAAAATGGTGACGTAGTGGTAGCCCTCAGGAAGATTTGATACCGTCGCTGCCAGGCTTGCGGGTGCATACACAATGCCCCCGCCGAAGCTTGTCCATGCCCATACGTCGATGGCGGCGGCAGAGTCGATTCCAAGCGACATCTCAGCGATTGCGCCACCAACATTGTTGTTTGCCATACGACCCGACGACGCCATTGCGATGCGTTCGTTTGCCCAGCATAAAAATTCAACGCGCTCTGTACTGCTCATTTCTACATAAGTGGCGCTGGCGGTGGTCCTGTTTGCAGCAAAGAAGTTGCCCGCCTCTGGTCTAGGGTCGTTAAACCAACTGCGCACAAAGCGCTGTGCCCGGGTGTCTTGCCAGGCAATGCCCGTGATGATGCGAGCCTGGCCAACCAGCGTGCGCGTGTTGTCACCTGTCTTGATTTGAACGCCCTTGTTGCCGTCTGTGGTTGACGTTGAATGCCCGGTCGCACTGGCCTCCAGTGTCATCACTGCGCCGACCATGTAGGCGTAGATGAAATAGCTGGTGTTGGCTGCTAACGCTGTGGGCGCAAGCGTCACACCCGCGTCGGGTATGGTTTGCGCCACGCCTGCAATGGTCAGCTGGTTGCCGCCGACAGGCCGCAGCACCAGGTTGGCACCAGACTTGGACAGGCGACATTGGCCCAGGGCAGCGGTTGTGCTGTTTGAAGACAGCGTTAACCAGGTATCAACAGCGTTGCCGCGAATAGTCCGGCCACTAAATTGACCACTCAAGGCAAATGCCGTTACACCGTCAATGGTGTTTGCGCCTGCACGGTTGACGGTCGCAGTGTTGGCAGTCGCATCGATTTTTTCAAACACATACTCAATCGGCAGCGCGGTGACCAGGTTGGCAGCTGGCAGGTTCAGTACCACGTTGCCAGCCGTTGCATCAATCAGCACCAGGCCTGCGTGGTCAGCCGTCAAGGCAAACGGGCTGGCATCAAAGTTGACGGTCGTGATATTGCCGCCAAACATACGGTTGATGGCTTGCCGGACTTGCGTTACCACTGCCGTATTCGGCGCAACACCTGCGCCCTCAATAATGGCCATCAACTCTTCTTGAATGTCGTTGCAGTAGTCAGCCGAAAATTGAGTCGGGTTAATGCCAAGCCCTAGATTCCCGTCTCTAAAGCCGTGCTTGCCCGCGCCGAACAGGTCGGTGGCTTTGGTCGCTGTATCGATGCGTTGCATGGTGTTTTTCCTTTATGCCGCGTAGGCAAAAATAACGTTGGTATGCGCAGGCTTGCGCTCTTTAAATGCGCATTCAATCGGTGATGGCGTGTACTCTTGCAACGCCGAATTGCAGTGGCTGTTGCAGCTCATCACGCGCACATTCAGGGCCGGGTGCGGTATGTTGGTGCGCCAGGTAAATTTGTCAGCCACGCTGTACAGCGCATCATTGCAATGGCTGTTGCACGTCATGGGCAAGAACTCGGTAATCGTTACACCTGCCTCACCCAGTTTGTCGGCCAGGTCAATAAAGTAGGCGCGTGATTGACCGCCTTGCTCAGTCAACCGCTGGTACACGGCGCGCTGGCGGTCAAGCACTATTTGGCCTGCGGGTGTGCAGTTGTCAGGCAGGCCAAAGGCGCGCTCCCAGTCAGGTAGCAAGGTGCTGGCGCGGCGTGGGTCGGCTTGGTCAATCAAGTCTTCAAACTTTAATTGCGCGGCCAGCAGCATGGCGGCTATGGCTCCCAGCACTTTGGTCAGCACGCTGCCAGGCTCGCGGGTAAAGGCGCGGCCTGGTGGCAGCAGCGCCTGCAAGGCAGCCAGCCAGCCTTGTTGGTCTACAGCCATATCACGCCTCCAAAGGTGGGCATTTGCCCCACCGTGTAAACCTGGTTGGCGCTGGGCACGGTCAGCACGTGGTCGGTCTCGCCCGCTGCGCTGCTGATGGCCTCGCGCTGCTGGCTGATGAGCATCGTGCCGCCTGGCTTGGCCTCACGCCGGTACAGCTCGCGCAGCTCGGCCTCAACCGCTGCGCGAATGGCTGGCGTGTCTGGCAGCGCCTGAATGCTGAACATTTGCACCACGGCCACAGGCGCAACGGCAAAGAAGGTAGCGGTAACTGGCCGCAGCGCGTCAATGTAGCTTTGCACCGCCGCCACCTCGCCCGCGTCAGGTATCTGGGTTGCATCATCGTCACGCACAAAGCGCAGCACCACGGTGCCAGCGCCTTGCTCACCTGCATACACCCAGGCGCGCGTCACGCCCGGCACCTCAAGCGCCCAGGCCACATAGTCAAAGTCAGCACCGCCTTGCGGCGGCTTGCGTATGCGCGCCAGGATGCGGGCCCGCCACGGCTCAATCGCCTCAACATCAGCGCCGCCCACCAGCGCGGTAAACGCCGTAGCCACCGCGTTCACATTGTTGACAGGTGTGGTCAGCGTTAGTGGCGTTGCCACCAATGCGTTGCTGGTTTGCCCTGCCACCACAGCCACAGCAGGCACGTTGGCCACGCCAGCCGCTATCAAGCCCGCAGCGGTGGTGATGTACTGCACACCATCAGAGCGCTGCGCCACCGTGGCCAGCGGCACAGCCGCGCCATTGATGCCAGTGAATTGCACCGTACCCGTGCTAGCTGCCGCTGGCAGGCGGGGCTTGCCCCAGCGCGCACCATGCAGCACCAGGTAATCAGCATCACAGGTGTCTGGCCAAAACTGCGCGGCCAGATATTCAACATACTTGTACAACGCACTCAACCCAGCGGCCAGCACGCGGTTGAGCACACCCACCACACTGTTACGCACACGTGCGAGCACGCCCGGTAGGCGGGTTTCAAATTCGGCTGCGCCCTGGTCAATCAGGCGCGGCAGGTCGGGGCGTTCAAGTGGCATGGTGACCTTTACAGTTCACGGGCATTTAAAAAGCCTCCCCAGCCAGCCGCCACACCTGCGTGTTTTGGTCAAACTCAAAGCGGTAGCTGCGCGCTGCGCCGTTGATGACGAAGTTGATCATGGCCACCAGCCAGCCCATGCGCGGCGTAAACACAGTCACCACAATCGAGCTGGCCAGGCCGTCTTCAATGAACCAGGCCAGCGCCTCTTCGCAGTAGCGTTTGCAGCGTTGCACCACGCTCGGTAGTTGCTTTTCACGGTCGAGCAGCCACAGGCGTGAGCCTGTTTTGTGCTGGTTGTCAGCGTAGCTGTCAGCCCACCAACCCCGGCGATCCTGGCCGGGTGCAACCTCGTGTGTTTCAGCCAGTCGATCGCTCAGCAGCGACACCAGCACTGCGCTGGCCAGCGTGTCGTCGCCAGCCAGGTCAGCGCCTTTCACACCAAGGTCAAAGGCTTGCAGCTTGGGGTCGTAAGTCAGGGCTAAGTCCATCTGAGCAGTTTCTGTGGTGTGCCGCGTTGGGTCTTTTAAATCGGTTTAATGGGCGGTTTAAACAATCGGCCCGCCAGACGGATCTGTACCGGTAGTCACAAGCTCATGCCTGTGCGTGCCGAGGGTGATGTCCCCGGCATTCACATCAGCAGGCGTGCTGATGTGAAGCGTTGCATCAATGCTGCCGCCAACCACCAGGTTCCCCGGCACGTTCAAGCCGCCACCCAAGCCAAAGGTTCCACCAATAACCGTATTGCCCAAAGTGGTGTCGCCAATCACGTCGAGCTTGCCTGTCATGTTGGTGTCGCCGGTGATGGCTGTGTCGCCGTCAACTTGCAAATTGCCCGTTACTTGCATGTCGCTCTCAACCTTGGTCAGCGGTGTATTGGTAATGCGTACTATCTGGCCAGCACCGTCAATCACAATGCCGTCACGTGTCAGGTGTACTTTGTGCTCCAGGTCGTCATACAGGCACACCTCACCGCCTGGCATTGGTTTGATACGGTAGCGGCGGTCGTCCACGTTGATCACAACCGTGTGCCCGGTGCTGCCACCCACGGCCAGCGCAATGCCTTCTGCGCCTGGCAGTGGCACGCTGGTAAAGCCGTAGTGCTGAAAGTGCTCAGCATCATCAGGCGTTTGGCCAGCCATCATCGTGACTTGCAGCGCCTGCATTTTCAAAGCGTCATTGACCAGGCTCACCACCGCCCGGCTGATCATGCCGCGCACGCGGGCAGCGAGTTTGTCGCTCATCGCTCACTCCCTCGCAGGTCGCGTGGGTTAGGCGGGCTCAATTCCCAGCTCGGAGTAAAGCCGTCGCCTTTTTTCTTTTTCTCTTTTTGGGTTTTGTCGTTCAGCTTGGCGTTCAGGCGGCTTTTGCCAATGCCTTCAATCAACGCAAAAGCCTCTGGCCGCGCAAACGTCAGGTCGCACATGCGGCCCTGCTCGGTCAGCTGGTAAGTCACGCCCACAATCAGCAGCTCGCGGTCAATGTTCATGCGGCTGCTGGTCACCTGCACCAGCGTGTTGGGCTGCCACAAATTTCCTTCTTGCCCATTTAACCCAGTCCTCCAGCCCACGACCGTGCAGCCACCGCGCTTGCCCCGGCCCATGCGCACTTTGACTTCCCATGCGGCCCTGTCCGTCATTGACTTGGTCGAGGTGCCATGCTCAGCCACCACCACCAGCGGGCGGTAGCGGTTTATTTCAGCATCGGTGGTCGCAGCCTTCAGGTGGGCCGCTGCCGCGCCATTCTCCTGGTCGTCGCCCGGCACCTGGCCTTTGAGCAGCACCTCGCTGTGCCTTTCCTTCCAGCTGTGCTTGCTGTTGAACTTTGTCATGTTCACGCCTTCAATCAGCGCCACGCCGCTGGCGGCACTGCTGGCGCCGGTGATTAGCAGGTTACCGTCAGGTGTGCTGGTCACCAGCACGGCCCGCAGGCGGCACGCCCGGTCGATCGCATCAAAAGCTTTTTCGCCTTCTTCCAGGGAGTAGCGTTTGAACGGCTCGCCTGTGTCAGTGCCTGGTGCCACCACCACCGCAATGCCGAAGGGCTTGGCAATGTCGGCCACGATCTGCTCCAGCTTCACGCCGCGCCACTGCCCGGTTTTGTAAATGGCCGAGCAGTCCACTAGGTCGCCGGTGCGGTCGCGGCCTGCCAGGCGCACGCTGCTGCTGGTGGCGGTGTCGTCGGTCTCGTAGTCGTCGATGTAGCCGGTAATTACCACGTCATCGCCCAGCTTGACCACGCAGCTCAAGCCTTCGCGCAATTGCATGGGCGCGTCCACACCAGGGTATCGCTGGGTCAGTTGCAGCACAAAGCCGCCCGCTATTTGCTCAATGCCGCGCTGCACCTCCAGGCGCGTCCAGCCGCCGTGTTCTTTGCCGTCCACCAGCAGTGTGCAAATGTTTTGCGCGTCCATCAGACCAGCACCTCCAGCGCCCGCGCAGGCACGAACGCCGGGTGCGGTACCGCATTGCGATCGGCAAGCTCATCAGCCCGAGTTGCATCGCCATAAACACGATGGGCCAGTACAACTGCAGGCAGTACGGTTTGCGGCGTGTAGCTGCTGCGCTGCTTTAAAAATTCAGCCCGTGCCGCCACGTCGCGCACGACCGCAGCGCGCAGTGTTGTCAGCGCCGTGGCCACTTCAAGCGGCGGGTCGTTGACTTCCAGCTCCGTGTCAATTTGCGCCACCAGGGCATTGCGCAGGTCTTTAGCCTGGCTTGCAGTGGCCACCACCGTGGTATCGGCCAGCGCCACAGCCAGCACACGCGCCTGGTTGCTCAGCGCCAGGCGGCGTTGCAGGTCGCTGCGCGCCACGTCATTGGTCAGGCTGCGGGCGCGGGTTGAGCCTGGCACAACGGTGCTTACCGCCACAGGCCGCGTGTTGCTGGCAAACAGGGTTTGCAACTCGGCAAACGCCGCCAGCGGCCTGCCCAGGCTGGTCACCAGCTCTGCGTAAATGCTGCGCAGGCTTTGCACTAACACAACCGGCGTGCGTATCAGCTGCGCCAGGTCACGGGCCAAGCCGCCCGCCAGCCCCACGATCGTGGCCAGCCCGGCAACGCTGGTCACCTGGCGGGCAAAGCCCAGCACATTTTTAACCGTGTTTTTAAGGCCATTTAAACCTTCAAGCGCCTGGGCTGCCAGCACGCTCGCACCGTCAACGCTAAAGTTATCGGCAAAGTCAGTTTGCGCAGCCTCGTCCACCGCATTGGTGGCCACCTCAACCGCAGCCACCGTGTTTTCCCGCGCAGCCGGAAAGGTGTTGGCACCATGCTCAACAAACGTGGCCGATATCCGGGCCATGCCGCCTTGCTCTGGCGTTTCCTTGATGCTCACCTCACCGTCAAGCGACACGGTTAGCGCGCCGTAGCGCGGGTGCAGCAGCTCGCCTGGGCCTTCGGTTTCAAACGCCTCAATCAGTGCATCACGCTCTTGCAGGTAGTTGGCCCCCAGCACATAGGCTTCAACCACAATGCGCCGCGCCTTGCGGCCCAGGTCGTCAACATACGGTATGTCCCGCTGCGGGTATTCATTGACCTGGTTGCGCCTGCCGACTTTCAGCTCGGCATTGACCGTGCGGAATGAAACACCCCTGAAGCTGCCGCCCACCAGCTGCACGCTTTGACCGTTGACGAAAAATGACGTTTGCGTCAGCTCATCACGCCAGGCCATGCTAGTACCCCGCCGCCAGGTTGGTTTGGCCCAGGGCATTCATGCGCGTGCCGTTCAGTGGCCGGGTTTCAGTCTGTACCGCGACGTTCGGGTTGCCCAGCACACGCAGCGTGATCTCGCCGCCCACCTTGCTGTTCTTTAGCGCATCGTTAATGGCTACGGAGCGCTTGGCCTCCTCGCTGCCCAGCATGCCCATAAAGCGTGCCACCAGCTCGCCAATGCCCTCGCCAGCCTTGTTGCCCTGGAGGCCGTATTTGTAAATGCCGGTGCCTATGCCTGCGCCCGCAGCGCCTGCCAGGCCCACGCCCGTTGCGGTTGCAGCCGCACCGGCAATGCCAACCGGAGCCATACCCAATAGCGACGCAACGCCCACCATGTTGCGCAGCTTGGCAGCCAGCCCCACAGCGGCAGCACCACCAGCGGCAGCGCCGCCCATGCCCAGCAGGCCAGCACCACCGCCGCCGCCCTGCATTTCAGCCCAGTTGGTCACATACACAGGCTGCACGCCCGCAGCGGCTTGGAGCGCCTTGCCTTCAGCTACGCCAGCTGCCAGGCCACCGGTACGGCCAGCCAGCTTGCCCAGCACGCCAGGCAAAATGCGCGAGGCGGCATACACGCCCACCGCACCTGCCGCAGCGCCGCCTGCAATGGCACCGCCGCCCAGGCCAAGCCCGCCTTGTTCTTTGCTATTCAGCAAATACTTGATGGCGTTGGCAATAGTTTCGTTGATCGGCTTGGCAAAGTCATTGGCCGCTTCGCTCAAAGTGTTTTTCAGGCGTGAAGCCTGATCAGCTGCGTTGGCGATCGCTGTGGGCAAGTCGCGCTCAAGGGTGCCACCAGCGCTACGAATGTCTTGCTCAAACTTGCGGATGTCTTTCAGGCCGTCGCCATTGAGCAGCGCGAACAGGCCGCGCTGCGTGTCCAGGTCGGCCTTGCCGAATGCCTTGCTCACGTACTGGAAGCGCTGCGCATCAGTGGTCAGCTTCACAAAGCCTTTGCGCATGTCTTCCAGCACCAAAATTGGGTCGCGCCTGCCGCCTTGCTTGTCAAAGAACTTCACGCCGGTAGCGGCCTCTGCGTCCTTGGCATAGTTGGCGTTGGTAAATAGGCGCACCGTCGAGTCGGCTAGCGTGGCCAGGCGTTCGGGTTGGCGTTCAATCTTGGACAAGCCCTCAATAAATGCCAGGGTGGTCTCAAAGCCCATGCCCGCTGACTGGGCACGCTGCGCTACACGCGGAAAGATGCTCGACAAGTTCTCCAGCTCTGCATTGCCCAAGCGGCCAGCCACAGCCATCTGGTCAAGCATTTTGGTGGCCATGCCTGCCTTGGCCAGGTCAAAGCCAAAGTTGGCAGCGCCCACGGTCAGTGAGCTGCTCAGGTTGTCTTCGCTGGCTCCGGTGACGGCCTTGGCCAGGCTGACGGCCTTGGTGGCCTCAATGGCTTCTTTGTATTTCAGTCCCGATTGAATCAGGTTGTTATAACCAGCCACTGTGTCGCTGATTGCGCCGCCGTTCTTTTTGATCAGCTCGTACATGGTTTTTTCGGCCTGCTGCTGCTCAGCCGCCGTCATGCCTGCCGTCAGGCGGATCTGCGTCATCTTCTTTTCAAGCAACGCAGCATCTTTAGCCACCGCCACAAGGCCCACACTCAAACCCAGCCCAGCCAGTTGCCCCTGGTAACTGGCCATAAAGCCCTTGAGCTTGTCAAACTCGGCCTTGGCCGCAGCACCAAACGTGCGCGTGGCCTGCTGCGCTTGCTGGGTGGCACGCAGGTAGCTGGCTGAGTTGCCGTTGATCTGTACGCCAACGGTGTAGGTGGTGCTCATGTTTCGGTTTTGCTCAGTTCGGTCAGCTGGTTGATGTAGTACTCACTTTCTGCCAAAGGCAGCGCCATGATCTCGGCGCGGCTCCAGCCAAACTTCATGGCCAGCAGCATCACCCTGCTGTGCAGGGCGTGGCCTTTGGCTACTCGCCTTCCCCCAGGCGGTCAGCCTCCTGAAGCGCCGCCGAAATTTCAGCAAACTGCGCGGGGCGCATAGCCGTAAAGTGGCCAGCCACAAACGGGCCAGTAAATGTGTCGCCAGCGCGCACCACTTGCAGGCAGGCCATTTGCACATTGAAGCTGTTGGGTTGGAAGGCAGACGCGGCCTGCTCGGCATCGCACACATCCTTCATAGTGGCTGGGCGAACTTCAATCTCGGTGACCATCTGCCCGCCCACTTTCCAGGGCTTTTTAAGTTTCTTGATGACGGTTTCGCTCATGCATTTCTCCAGGTGTTTAAAGTGCTTTTAAAGCGGGGTGTTTCAACCAAAAAGCCACCCGAAGGTGGCGTTCATTTGGGTCTGGCCAGGCTTAGCCTTCCAGGCATTCAACCGCCTGAAACTCAAGCGTGATCTCGCCCTTCTCCAATTTGGGCGGCTTGGCGTTCCAGGCTTCGCGCAGGGTGTAAATGCGGCCCGTGTCTGTCTCAAACGTCAGGGTGCCGGTAAAGGCCTGAATCTCCGCCATGCTGGTGACGTCGGTGTGATTGATCTTGCAGTCCACCTTGGGCGCTGTGATCTTTTCCATGTAGCCGTCCACGCCTGCATCACTGATAGCTGCCTCGCGCTCAACGCCGCCAGTCTCCAGGCTTGCGCCTTCTTTGCTGCGCAGGCGCTGGCCGTTGATGCTGATAAAAATGCGTCCTGTTACTTTTGCCATGTCGGTTCCTTAAAGAATAAATTGCACAGCGGCAGCAAACACGTTGAACTGGTTCACGCAGTTCGGTGGAATGATGCTGTTCACGCGGTTGCGGTCGACGTCGCTGCGCACCACCACCACCTGTTTTTTGAAGGTATCAAAGTTCTCCAAAATGCCCACCTTCTCCAGCTTGCGGGCGGTGGCAATCAGCACGCTCTTGATGAGCAGCGGCGTAGCCATTGGCTGGCCTTCGTCAAAGTTGGTGCCATCGTCAGCCAGCTTGTGGCGTGGGAAGGCCAGCGCCACGTCCACGCGAAAGGCGTAGCGCATGTAGTCCACCGTCCACTTGGTGTTCAGCATCAGGTAGCTGACGTCGTCAATGCCCTGCGGGTTGGTCTGGTAGCTGGTAATCACCTGCTCCAGCAGCACCGTGCCGTCCTGCGTCACTTCAAAAGTGCTCACACCGTCGCGCAGCAGCAGCTCGCGCTCGGGGCGGGTAAAGCGGTCGGCCTCTTGTGGTGCCAGCAGGCCGGGCACCTCAAGGGTTTTGAAAGGTCGAGCCGGGTCGATCGCGCCGTTGAATTCAACCACTGCCGCCATGCGTGCCGCCCAGTTGTAGGCACCCTGGGGCGGGCGCTTCACGCCGAAGATGGTTTCATGCACGTTGTTGCGGCCACTGCCAAAGGTGGTCAGCTGGCCATGTGTGCCGGCTCGGCCTACAAACAAGTGGCCGGTGCGCATGTCCATGCCGCTAAAACGGCTGGCCAGCTCCACCTTCATTTTGTCCATGTTGGTAATGTCGGTGTACGGCATCACGATGCTGTAGTAGCTGTCGCTCACGATCGCAGCCAGCGCCGTGGCAATGTCAGGGTTGCCAGTGGCCACCACGCCATCAGCCACCACAGCAGCCAGGCCTGCTGGCAAAAACTCGTCGCTCTGGTAGTTCACGCGCACGTCAATGTCGTTGCCAAATATGCCTTTGTGGCGTGCAGTTAACGTCACGACGCCAGCGACGTTGGCGGCGGTCACTGGGCCATCAAGGAACGCATTGACAGCAGTCACCACATTGCCCGCCACGATCGTGGCCGTGTCGCCAGCTGTTACGCCCACGCTGAGCAGCTCGCCATTGATGCGCAGCGCCAATGTGCCCGCGCCGGTAGCCGGGCCAGTCAACGTCAGCGTTTTGGTGGCTTGCGTGCCGCCGCCCAAATCGTCCAGGGCAATCGCCCACATATCGGTTTCTTTGTTGGCCACACGCGCAGCACGCAGCATTTCATGCAGCACCGAGCCACGGCCAAACAGCGCAGCCGCCTCGGCTGGGTTGTTGATACGGGTCAGGGTGTTGGCAGCCAGGCTGCCAGCGGCCAGCTTGTTGCCAATAAACAGCATGCGCCGTGGCTGGGCAATGAGCGCGCCGCCCAGGGCTTTGCTGTTGTCAATTTCTAGAAACTGACCACCCGTGCGAATGTCGATCGGGATGGTGTTGAACGTGATGTTATCCGGCATGTAATGCTCCTGTTAAGTGGGGTTTTAAGCTTGGTTTCAGGGCGCTTACTTCACGACCTTGATGGCTGGGGGCTTGGGTGTGTCCTGGGCGGGCGCTGCGACCTCGACCACATCACCATCAGCCAGGCGGCGCAGCCAGTAGCTGCCCTTTGGCATCCATTCACCGGCCTCGGCCAGGTGGCCGTTCACGGGCTTGCGCACCTTCAAAGGCGGCTCGCCCTCGGGCTGGGTGGGTTTGACAAAAATGCGGTTGTCCATCGGTTGCTCCTGGTTGGGTGTTGGTTTAGGTGTTCAGGGCAACTTCAAGCGTTGCGCCTATGGCTGGGTCAAGGTCAGCGTGAAAGGTCTCAAAGTCGTCCAGCTCGCTCATCTGGTCAGCGCCAAAGTCAGCGTCCAACTCAACGGGAGTGCTGACAAACTTCATTTCAATCACGGCAATGCCAGCTTGCAAAAACAGGTCGTCGTCGGCCATCTCAGCGGTCGCAAGTGACCAGCTGCAATCGCCCAGGCGCTGGCGGTTGATGGCGCGAATGGCCAGCGTCAAGAGGTGGTCGCAGCCGATGTCTATGCCGTCGCCCTTGCGCGCCTGCGCCTGGCCAGCCACGTTGCGCACAATGCCCGCCACGGTAAATTCAAGCGTGGCATCGTCGTCTTTAACGGTAATGCGGCCTGGCACCACGTACAAGGCAGGCGCATCGGCCACATAGCGCGCCAGCAGCTTGTCGCTCAACACATTGGGCAGGCTGCCAACGGTTTTGACTTTGTTTTTAATGTCGCGGTGATCAGCAAGCGCCGCGACTAAAGCGTTTTCGTGAAGGGCCAGCATTTATGCAGCCCCCCGGTTGCGCGCTGCCAGGTCAATCACATCGTTGGCCACGGCCAGCATCTCGCGTGCGTCGTCAGCGTTCACGCCCACAAAGCTGCGCTTGGGCATCGTCACGGCCTTGACAGATACAAACCGCCCACCGATCTGAAAGCGGAGGTTTTTGCCTTTGGCCTTGATGGTGCCGCCAAACTGGTGAATGGCGGCGTACTTCACGTTGGTGCCCCAGGCTGTGCCATTGTTGTCCGCGTTGTGGGTGATGCTGCGCAGCAGGCGAGCCTTCATCACCAGCGTCTGGCCACCGCCCTGCTGGGCACGAATGCTGGGTTTCCAGCGTACGCCATCCGGGTCAACTTGTTTTTTAAACCGCAGGCGCGTGCTGGACTCGCCATACTGGCCGATCGCATCCCAAATGGGCCGTGGGCGCTCACCCAGGGCAACCATGCGCGCCAGGCCAGCGCCAAGCTGGCTCAGGCCTTGAATGTGAGCTTCGACAGCGACAGTCACATGAACTCCTGGCTGCGCTCGCGCTTCCACACCGTCTCGCCGCTCACCAGCTCGGCACCGGCGCTGCTGGTGGGTTGCACGCCGCTCACGGCATCTGCGCCCAGGCTAACCGTGCCCTTGCTCACTTCGGCCAGCCACTTCATGTTGGCAGCCTGGCGGTCTTTGATCAGGTCAGTGACCTGGTCGTCATATAAGTAGAACCGGGCCAGCTCACAAGCCACCCTTGCCAGCACCGCAGGCACGGGGCTAAGCGGCAGCGTGTAGCGGGCGCTGATGTAGCCATTGATGGTGTCGTCTGCGTCCGTCAAGGCGCGCTGCAACACGCCCAGGGCAACGGTGGCCCTGGCGATCTCGGGTGCGGTGTAGGCGCTCAAGTCACCAGCGGCAGCCATAGCGGTCAGCAGCTCGGCTGTGACCAGGCGCGGCACGCCACGGTCAACCCGCTGGGCGATCTCAGCCGCGTCAAAGCGGGTCAGCAGTTCGGTGGCGGTGGCGTAGGTCACTTGGGTGTGTCGGGTGGTTGAAAGGGTTTAGGAAATCAGCGCCGTGTGCCAATCAAGGCAACTGATGCGCACGCCGATTTCCTGAAACCTCGCAAAAAAAAAGGGCGGCAGGCTGGCCGCCGCCCTTTTTGCTTCGCTACTTCGTAGTGAGTTATTTCTTATCTACCTTTGGCTCAGGCGGGATGTCCACCACCTGGCTAACCAAGCTGGTTTCATTGGTGATCATTTCCACCTGCTCTTCAGTCAGCTCGCTCAGCGGAATCACCCGCGCCTCGCTACTGAAGTTAAAGCCCGCACGGCGGAAGGTGGCTGGGCGTGAAGTGACCTTCAGGCCCTTGTCCGCACCGCCTGCGGCTTTCGTTTTTGATGCTGCTGTTGCCATTGCTTGTTTACTCCTGGGTATTTACGGTTAGTGGCTGCTTAGCTCAGCCAAGGGCAAACCACCACCTCGGCGGTGTTGCGGTAGGTGTTGGTGGCACCGTTGGCCAGGCGTTCAGCCTGGACGACATCCAGCGCAGCCTTTTCGTTGTTGGGCGACACCAGGAGCAGCTTGGGCGTGATGGCCAGCGGCTTGCCAGCATCAGACTTGAAGCTCATCATGGCGGTGCGCGCAGCAGCGTAGTTGGTCACGTCCAGCGCGGCCTTGCTGGCAAAGGCTTGCTGCCACAGGCCGTAGCCCACGTTCAAGCGGCCATCCACGCCGTACACGTATTCCTTGCTGTTGAACACGTTGTCATCGGTCACGTTGGTTTTGCTGACAAACTGGTAGTCCTTGCGCATCTGCAAAATGATCGGCTTGAGCACCTTGCTGGTGTCCAGCAAATACCAGGCGCTGCCGCCGCCCGCCTGGAAGTTGCTGACGCTCGCCTCCTGGCCTTGTGGGCCAACCGGGTGGTCGGTGTCAAAAAAGAACTGGCCGTCATAGCAGGTGGTGCTAAAGCCAGCTGCCAGCAAGGCAAACACCAGCTCATCAGGGTGCAATGCAGCGTCTTGGCCCAGTTGCGTCATCAGCGGGGTGTACACGCCGTACTGGTCGTCGTCGATCGCATTGCGCGGCACGGCTACCGTGTTCTCAAAATCCTTGTTGGCGATGGCGTAGCCATGCGTCTTCAGGTTTTGGTAAATGCGGTCGCCTACCCACTCGCGGAACTTGGTGGTCGCACCCAGCCAGGCATACTTCTCCTCGCCGGTGCTGGACGGTACGCGCATGGCGATCTGGTTCCACATCGGCTTGGTGACATCAAAGCCGCCTTTAAAGGCCGCTTTAAAGCCCTGCGTCAGCATGGCCATGTTGGCCGCGTTCAATGTCAGGCCACCAAAGGCAATGGCCATCCAGACTGAATCGCCTTGTGCAGGCATTGCCAGTGCGATTGGCACCAGCGCGGGGTTGTGCCCGGCCATCACCAGGCTTGCGCCTACCAGGGCCAGCGCTGCTACCGCGATCAAGCGGCCAAAAATACTTGTTTTCATCAATTGCTCCAGGAGTAAAGGGGTTGGGGTTGGTAGGTCAGACGAATTCAATCCAGACGGCGGTGGCCGTCACGTCGCGTACCTTGCCAGCCACGCTGCGCGTTGCGCCGCCGCTGGTTTTGGCAACGGTCTGGTCGTCAACGATGAAGCAATCGCTGCCCACATCGCCCAGCACGATCAGGTCACCGGCTGCCGAGTTGGCAAACGGAAACCAGCCATCGCGGCGCACAGGCACGGTCAAAGCGCCGTTGGCACCCGCGGTGTTGTCAGCCTGGGCGTCAGCCACGCCTACGGCCTTCAGGGTGGTGGCGACTGCGCCTCGGGTGGCGAAGTTGGTGGCGGTAGAAATGCAGACAATGGAGCCTGCAAAAATCCGGGCGGCAGCAGCCACGGGGTAAACGGCCTGATTGCCGTCGCGGCGCTGCGTGTCGCGGTCTTGTGTTGCGAATGCCATGTTGGTTCCTGGTAGTTAGGGGTTGTGGTGGTTTGGGCTCAGACTGCCGCTTCAGCGTCAGCGCCAGCGCGGAACTGCTCAAGCGTCAAGCCCATGTTTTTGCACATGGCCAGCTCGTCAGCAGTGGCAGCGGCCTTGGGGTCACGCTTTTCAATCTGCTTGCCGTTCGTCTGGCTCAAGCCAGCCAGGGCGGGGTTGGCAGGCGTCTTTTCAATCAGCGCCTTGAGCTGGGCAACATCGACCTTGCCAATGCCGCGCCAGACTTCCTCAACCACTGGCGAGCATTTGCCAGCCAGGCGGGCTTCGGAAATCAGCTCGTCAACCGTGCGGTCAACGCCAGCGGCCTTCAGTGCTGCCACTTCGTTGTTCAACGCGGTGAACTTGTCCAGCGCCACAAACTTGGTGGGGTCAGGGTTGCCGCCTGGGTTTGCCGCTTTGAGCGTGGCAACCTCGGTGGTCAGCTCAGCGGCCTTGTCGGCACTCGCCTTCAGTGCGGTCACTGCCGTGGTCACTTCGGCTTCGGTGGCTTTGTCAGCCAGGCCGAGCACCTTGGTCACAGCAGCAGGCACGGCAGGCACAGCGGCCTTCAATGTGGCAACAGCGCCCAGGGCTTGCGCCTCGGTGGTCGCATCAGTAGCAGGCAGGTTCAAAGCTGCAAGCAGCTTTGCAAGTAATGGATTCATATCAGTGGGCTCCGGGTTGGTGGTTGAAAATCGTGCGGTCAAAGCCGCGAGCTGGACGGCATCCATGCCGTCAAGTCCTGGGTCATTGGTGAGTGCTGCGCAGAGCAGCTTTTGCACCACGCCGGTGTTTTTGTCGAATAGAAAAACGGCGCTGATGTATTTGTATTCGTCGCCGCCTATGTACGCCTTGGCACGCGCAGTCCAGCGCACATCCGTGGCAAACAAACCTTTGCCGGGCAGGTATTCAACTTTGCTGAACCAGCCAGCAGCGGGCGCAGGCAGACCGTTTTTTTCAGCGAGCTGTGTCTGGTGTTCGTAGTCGATGACAAATTCATTGGCGCGACTGTTGGCCAGCGCCACAACAGCGGGCGCGTTCTCATCAGTCAGACGCCATGCACCCCACGGCATCGGCCTGCCGTCCGTTGCTTTAAATTCGCCAGCGGGCAATAGCTGCGCCCTTGGGCCAGCCTCGCTGCCAATCTGAAACGTCAACACCGCCACATTGCCAGGCAATGTTTGGGTTTTCAGGTGGGCTTTACTCATGGCCGCTATCCTCGCGTGACGGCAGCGGGGCGGCTAGTAAAAAGCTTTAGTTCGTAGGAGTTGAATCAAGCAAAGCGATGGGCAGCGTTGCACTGCCCAATGCTTATTCTGGCACAGGCTATTTTGGTGCAGGCTTTTTAAAGTTTGCTTGCTTGTCAGCCAGCATCTTTTCAAGATGCTCACGCCGCCCACCTGGTGGGTAGTTAAAGGCCGGGTCAACGCCGGTCGGCACTTGCATCACTTCACCGGTGCGCTTATTGACCATTTCACGCATCACTTCGGGCGGTGCTTTGCCGATCGTCAAACCTTCACGGTCGAGCATGCGCTGGTTGTGCTGCACCACGCTGCACTTGCAGCCCCACTCTTTAATGGGCAGGTGGCTTTGCCAAAAAGCATCATCGGCCCGCAGTACCAGCCCGGCATAGGCCAGGTGGGTGTGGCGCGGGTTCACGCTGGCGCTACGCACGTATTCCAGGAAGGGGAAGAGTTCTTTGTTGCGCTGTATGCGCTCCCACTGGCCCTCGCTGTAGGCCGTGGCCAAGTTGGTGTCAAACACCACCTCCAGACGCCTGGGGCTGCCCAGTTGCGCCAGCACGGTGTCGCCCGTTACCGGGTCAAGCACTTCCTGCTTGCCCCACCAGCCGCGCTTTTGCAGCAGCGGCGTGAGCTGCTTTTGAAACTCAGCCAGCGTGCCGCCATTGGCCAGGGCATCGTCCACAAAACCCCGGATCTCGGTCAGCAGGTCAAGCTGCATGGCCTTGGCCACGGTAAAGCCTGCCTGGTGTTCTTGCTGCCAGACATCGCGGTAGTCAAAGCCAATGCGCAGGTTTTTCTGCCGAAAGTAGGCAATCGCCTCCTCCGGGTTGACGGCTTTTAAAACCGGCTTTAAATCAATCTTTTGGGCCATCGGCTGCGGTTTTCTGCAAAGTACGGTTGTGTCTTACGCCCAAAACGGCGTTTTGACCCTTTAAATACCCTTTAAGCAGCCTCCGTTTTGATTTTTCCTGCCCACCATAGCCACTCGGCCCCACAGGGGCTTAAAAACGGGGTCATTTTTTGACCTGGTTGGCCTGGCCCCAAACGCGGGCGGCAAACTGACCCCTGGCCAGCAACTCGGCCAACTTGGCCGGGTCGGCCTGGGCCAGCGCGCCGTCCAGCATGTCCCTGAATTCCTCCAGGCTGCTGGCGGTGGCCAGGGCCAGGTTGATCGGCTGCATGGTCTCGCCCAGCACTTCTTGCCAGTCGTCCAGCATGGCTTCGCTTAAATCGTCCAGCTCGTCTGGCTCGTCGGTCGGCAGCTTGGCTTTGAGCGCGGCACTGCCAGCTTTGCCAGGCTTGCTTGCCTTGTCGCCTGGCTGCGGCGCATCGCCCTGCTTGCGGTTCAGCACGGCTTCGCCCTTGGTGGCCAGCGGTATCTTTAGCTTGCCGTGCGCCCAGCTCACGGGTATCTGCATACCCATGTCGGCCAGCTCGGGCAGCGCCTCACTCATCAGCTTCAAGTCCTCTGGCTCCTGGGTGTCAAACACCAGGCGTGGTGCGCGGCGTGGGTCAGTCACACCCTTGTTGATCGCCAGCAGCGGGTAGATCAGCTGGCGACTGATGGTGTTGGCCAGCTGCTTGGCGTCTGAATCACGCAGGTGCTGGGCAATGTCCTGATGCACCTTGCCCAGGGCTTGCGTGCCGTTCATGCCCTCGCCACTGGTCAGCGTGCCGCCCAGTGCCACCTTGGACTGGATCCGCTCCATCAGGTTGATCATCGCGTCAAAGCTTTTGTTGTCACCCTTGGCCGCGTCCTTGAAGTCAATCATCATGCCCTGCGGAATGATGGCGGCTGCATCGTGGCCAATGTTGACCACCGCCCGCAGCAGCGTGGCTTTGTCTTCTTTGGTGGCGCTTGGGTTGTAGGTGCCCAGGCGCAGCGGCAGGCCGTAGATCTCCAAAAACTCAGCGAGGTCGCGTATTGCGTAGTTCTTGAACAAGAACGGCCAGGCCATCACGCGGTACAGGCCGCTGCGGCTGATGTAGCCACTACGGGCCCGGTGCTGGTGCAGCAGCCAGCCAAACGGCCACAGCTCAGCGCCGTCTGCTGTGTTGTCACGCAGGCGCAGTTCGTTGCGTGATATGTCGGGGTTGGTCGCCAGCTTAAACCAGCCCTGCGGCCTGTGCTCAATCTTGATGGGCATCTGCACACCGTCTACTCGGCCCCAGGTCATTTCCAAAGCGGCAAAGCCGTGGCCAATAGCGTCGGTCAAGTCAAACAGCACGTCGTCAAAGTCCTCCAGGCCCAGCAGCTGCTGCTTGGCCCACTCGGCGTCGGCTTTCTCGGCGGCACTTGCGCCCTCTGGCGGCACCACGTCCCAGTCCAGCCGCTTGACAGCGCTGCGGCGCTGATCCATCACGCTAAACAGGTGGCCGTCTTTTTCCTCCATGTCGGCAAACAGCTCGTGCTGCGCCGTCAGGTCGCCCTGCTCGGCAGCTTGCATGATGCGCGCCAGCCTGGCAGGCGTTAAACCCCGGCTGGGGTGGTTGTCATATTCATGGCGCAGGCTGGCCAGGCTGGCCGTTTGCGGCTCCTGGAGCTGGGCGCTTTCAATGGGTTTGCCGAATTGGTCAAGGATGGCCATAGTTAGTTCTTTCTTGCGTTACCAGGCGCCACCGCCATCGGAAACGGATACATCACTGTCGTCGCGGTTGTTGGCGGGCGCGTCCCAGCGCGTGGCCACGTCCGGCCCGGCCTGGTAGTCATACTGGCCAGGCGCAGCCAGCAGGCGACTGGCATGCCAGGCCAGCGCGCCAGCAATGAAGCTGTCGCCGTGGCGCTTTTTCTTTTGTGCGTCGACGGTGCGCAGGTCAGGTATTTGCGGAATGCCTTTGATCACACGGGGCACGCGGTGGTCAGCCAGGATGTCGGCATCGATTGGCAGTTGAATCAGGTTGTCTTCAAACGCGGCTTTGTAGGGCGGCAGGTTTTCCAGGTACCAAGGCTGGGTGGCCTGGATCATCAAAATAATCTCCGGCCCGCCATACTTTTGCGCGGTGGCCTCGGCCATTTGCATGCCTAGCCCGCGTGAGTCAAGCGCAGCGCCTGCAAAGCGCGGCAGGCGGTCGATGATGTACCAGAGTATTTGCTGCTGTTGGGTAAACGGCATGCCCCGCAGCTCGACCACAAAGGGCGCATGGCGCGTCAGGTTTTGGCGTTGCAGCAGCGGCAGCAGCACCGTCAGGTCGCCTGTGCGGGCAAAGTCAGCGCCTACAAAGCTCACCTCGGTTTTGGGCAGCGCGGTCAGCAGTGGGGCAAGGTGCTCTTCACACCAGTCGTTCACCTCAGTGCTGCGCACATGTTCGGTTTTCCAGGTGAAGTCCGGTGCCCGCTGGTCACGCAGCACTGGCAAGCCCTTGACCATGTTGCGCTCTACCAGCTCACGCGTGAGGAAGGCACCTGTGCCGCTTTTGGGCACGCAGTCCAGCTCCTCCTCCGCGTCGTCGCCATAGTTGGCGCGTATCTTGGCCTCCCAGGCGGCTTGTGCCTCGGGGCTCCAGTCCTCGCCGGTGCGCAGGCACACGCGCTTGTACAGGCCTTCAGCCAGCGCCTCGCTAAAGGTAAAGCGGTGTACGCTGTAGGGCAAGCGGCCTGCCCGCACGTCTTTGATCAGCTGGTTAAAAGGGTTGTCATCGCCATCATGCGTGCTGATGATGCGCAGGTCGCCGCCCCAGATCAGCAGCGCCATTGCCGCCTTAAGTATCTCGCCCTGCGCTTCATGAAAGGCGGCTTCGTCCAGTATCACGCGGCCCTGCTTGCCGCGCAGGTTGCGTGGCTTGCTGCTCAGCGCGGTGATGCGGTTGCCGCTGGCAAACTTGATGCTGAAGACAAACACGGACTTGCGCTCGTCGCCCTCGCTCCAAAGCTCCTCGCTCACCTCAATGGCGTCGGCCACACTGTTGAAGTGCTCGGCCCACTGTGCGCAGTCGAGGATGAACTCAATGGCCATGTCCTTGACGTAGCCGATGTACCAAACGTCTTGTCCGTTGGCGGCGGCAGCGCACAGCACCGAGTCACAGGCCTCGGCCCAGCTCAGGCCAATCCGGCGCGACTTTTCAACCAGCTTGACCTGGCTCTTGTCGGCCAGCCAACGCTGTTGGTAGGGCAGCAGCACAGCCGGGGCGCGCTGGTCAAAGCGGTAGTCCGCCTTGCCTGCCAGCTCGCGCATCTCAGGCGTGATGATTCCGGTACCGGATTCCTGGCTCATTGCTTCTTAGCCTCGGGTATGCCCAAAATCTTGGCACGAATCATCTCAATGGTCTCGTCAGTCAGCCCGGCCTTTTTGGCCGTCTTGGTGACATCAGCAGCCACCTTGGCCGCTTCAGCAGCAATCAGCTTGCGCAGCGCAAAGGCTTTGTCGACCGCCAGCTTGTCAGCGCCAGCAAAGTCTTTTAATGCCTTGCCCAGGAACATCAGGTCTTCAGGGCTGGCGGTCTCAATGTCGCCAATGGTTTTAAACGCCACCACGCGCAGCATCTCCAGCAGCATGCGGCCCACGTCGCCTTCTGGTTCTTTGCCCAGCTTGTCCACCCACACCGCTGCCACCTGGGTGGCCTGGCGGTAGTCTTCCATGCGCTCCCTGGCATTCTTGACGTAGCGGCCCACACTGCTGCGGCTGGCCTCGCCACCGAGCTGGTCGACCAGCAGCACGATCTCGTCGATCGTGGCGCGGCCTTCGCGCACAGCGGTGTCTACCGCCTGCTTGATGGACGGGTCAAGCTTGGTGATCTGGCTGGGCCGTGATGGCTTCCTTTTGAAGGTGCTTTTTTCAGTCATTTGAAACCGCCCTTCAGGGCATCGGCTTTTTAACGCCTGGCACAGTGGCACGGCCAGCGGCCACATCTGCGCCGCGTGCCGTCAGCGTGGCCAGCGTCACATCGCCGGTGCTGCGGCTGGTCACCAGCTGCTGCTCGGCCAGCCAGGCAATATCTGTGCGCACCAGGTCAACGCTGGCGCTATGGCCATAAATGCCGTCGATCGCATCGCGCAGCAAAAAGGCGTTGGCGCTGTAGCCAGGCGTCTCGGCCAGCACCAGCAGCAGGCTCAGGCGGCGGTCTTCAGTGATGGTGGTTTGGTAGCTCATGTGGCTTATCGCTGTTTGTTGTTCAAGAGGTGGTCGTGGATTAAATTGGTTTGATGCTCAACCCGGCTCAGCAGGCTGGCCATGCCGTTGATCTGCGCCTTGACGCTGCTCATGTCGTTGCTCAAATGCGTCAAGTCCTGCTCGGTCGGCAGGTGGCTGACTTTTTCTTGCAGCGTGGTCAGGCGGTGGTTTTGGTCGTCATTGGCCAAGCGGCTTTGCGCAATGAACTCGGCCAGTTCGTCGGCCACGGCCTTGATGGCTTGCTTGTTGTCACTGTCCTTGCCGCGCAGGTAAGCCCACACGGCCAACCCGCCAATAAACAGCCACTGCGCCACGTCGAGCCAAAACTTGGCGGCGTTGTAATCCAGATCCATACGCTTCATCTCCGTTAAGTCAAATCAGTAAAGCACCACTGGCAGCACACGCGCCAGCAGCAGCAAGTTGTTATTGGCGGTGGTGCCCCGGCATTCCACCCGATAGCTGCAACCATCAAGCCCACCTGTCAGTGCCTGATAAGCCCGCGCTCCTTTGAGCTGGGCCGCGCCATACACAAGCGCACCGGGCGCAGCGTCAACGCCTTGTAAGGTGGTTACGCTCATTTGCACGCTGGCCAGCGTGTCCCCCGCTGGCATGCTGGGGCCAAAGTCAAACTCAGCCGTTACCCGTTCAACCGGGTGTTTAACAGGCCAGGTGATGTCATCAATCATGCGGCGCTCCAGTTGCGGCGCAGTGCCTTGGCGCGGTAGCTGCGGGGCTTGCCACTGGCGCACCAGGCTCTAGCAACGGCACGGGCGGCATAGTTGCGCGGCTTGCCGCTGGCTGCCCAGCAACGCCCAGCGCTGCGCGCCAAGTAGCCTGGTGTGGTCACCAGTTTGGGCAGCAGTACTTGCAGCGCCGCACTGGCCGTGCTGGCCCCCAAGGCACCAGCGGCCAAGTTAACCGTCAGCGCCAGCCCAGCCGAGCTGCTGGCCTGCGCCAGTGCAGTGGCCGTCAATGGCACCGTCAAAACCAAGTGCCCGGTGCTGGCTGCTTGTGCCAGTGCAGCGGCAGTTAAAGGCACTTGCAGCATCAGCGTGGCCCCCGCCGTAGCCTGTGCCTGGGCGTTGGCCGCCAGCGCGGCAACGCCGCCTACTTGCAGCGCGGCGCTGGCCTGTGCCTGGGCAACAGCAGCAGCGCTTAAATTAATCATCAAAGCCAGCGTGGCGTTGCTGCTGGCTTGGCCCAAAGCGTTAGCGCCCAGCACCACGGTGATAGACAGCTGCCCACCGGCCACGGCAGCGCCCACAGCGCTTGCAGCCAGCGGCACAGACTTGCTGATTGACCCAGTGGCCGTGGCCACACCCAGGCTGGCGGCACTCAAGCTCACGCCCTTGCTTATGTTGGCGGTCGCAGCGGCTTGGCCTTGTGCGTTGGCTGCCAGGCTGGCGGCTTTGAACAAGCCGGCGCTTGCAGCCGCTTGCCCCAGGGCGTTGGCAGCCAGGTCCACCACACCACTGCCAGCCACCACCGACAAGTCAGCTGTGGCCGTAGCCTGGCCCAGTGCAGCAGCTTGCAGGTTTTTGAACAGTTGCAGCGCTGCCGATGCGCTGGCCGTGCTGGCGGCGTTGGCTGCCAGGTCAACAAGCGCGGCGGCAAAGTAGTCGTCGGCCAACAGCAGTCCCGCACCGCCCTCGTCCCACACGTCATCACCGCCGCCAATGCCGCCTGGCAAGTCAATTTCAGGAAAGCGAACCATACCTGGCTACCCAAACACAATCTTGCCGCCGCCACGCACCACGCCAGTCGTGGTGGTGCTGCACAGCATGAGCATGTACAGGCAAGCCTGGTTGGGTACATTGGGAAAGCCCAGCTTGGCCCAGTCGTACACCTCGGTCTTGTTGGCTATGTCGGTGGCAATGCCTGCCCGCAGCCGGGTGGCCGTCACGCCAAAGTTGCCTGCCGTGCCCGTGGTGGCTGACAGCGTATCGGTGTTTATGCGCTTGATAAAGCGGCCCGAGACGGCTGGCAGGATAGGTATCTTGCGCGATGCGCGTACTGTGGCACCTACCGCCGTCAACACCACATTGCCAGTGCTATCGTCGTCATAGGTCACGGCCAAGGTGTGATTGACCGATGTCGCGCCCGTGTCGGTGTACCACTCCAGGAACCACTGCACGTCGCTGTAGTTGGTGTCGCCAATGCGGTCGGGCAGGTTGTTCGTTGCGCCTGATACATCAACACCCACGGTTTGCGCGGTAAGAACCGTGCCGTTCAAGCCGCCCATGTGTGCCAGCCTGTCGTGTATTTCAACACTGGTGGCGTTGTTACCCGTGGTCAGGCGAAACTGCCCCAGGTACTGCTCAACGGGTGCAACCACATCGGCAAACCCCATTGCACCCAGCAGCGCGCCGGTACACACCGCTGCGGCTGCCGGTATGGCCCCCTGGCCGGGCACGCCCGTGGCACGCCACAGGCTGTGGATTTGCCCGGCTGCCGTGTTTGCAATGCTGGCCTTGTCAACCACAAGCCGGGTCGACTTGTTGCCAAGGCCGTCAATAAGCTGGTCGCGTGTGGTGATGGTCATGTTTTGCGCTGTGCCTGGTGACGAGCTGGTGGATCAGTTGTCAATCTGGTTGGTGAGGGACGCAGCCGGGAAGCTGACCGTGTCGCCGCTGTTGATCGTCTTGCCAACCGTGAGCGCTGTACACACCAGCATGTTGCCGCTGGTCAGCGCGTCCATCAGGCCAATGTGCGTGACCAATCCCCAGCCAGCGCTGGGCGTGGCAAAGGTCACCACCACGTTGTTGCTGGTGGTGCCGCTGGTGCCGCTGCTGGCGGCGGTGCTGGCTGCGGCTTGTGTGCCTGCCCAGTTGGCCAGCGTGGTGGTCACACCAGGCCGGGCGTAGCTGCCGCCTGTTACCTCGGTACCAGCAGCCGCGTCACTGCACGCGCTGGTGAACAGCGCCACGTAAATGGTGGTGGGCGCGGTGTACACCTGACCGCGAAAGACATGGTCGGTGAGTTTGTTTTCCAGGTAGTCGCTCAAGGCGACGGCGTGGGCGGGCTTGGTGGCCAGCACAGCGCAGGCCGCTACGGCCATGCACATCAGCACATAAATTAATGTGCTTTTAAAGGTGTTTTTCATTTGGTTTTCCTTGAGGTTAAATAATCAAAAAGGCGCTGGTGTACGAGCCGGTCTTCGGCACAGAGCTGGGCGTTGGTTTTGTGGTTGGCCCAGGCGTCGTCGACGGTGGCGGTGGTTGCAGCAGCACAGGCGGCCTGGGAGGTATCAGCAAGGCCGCAGGCACCGGAGGGCTGGTCTGTACCTGTAAGGGCGCTGTTCCACATCCAGACAGCACCAGTAGTAAGGCGATCAGGAGCACCCACATCAGGTACAGCAGCCACACCCATTTCGGCTTCACCAGGAGCAGGCCCGCAAACAACACCAGGACTGCGAGCAGCGAGTAGAGGGGCACGTTTTCCAAGTTCATTGAATTTCTCCGTCAGGTTTTCAAACTTGCCTTGCATGGCCTGGTGCTCGACCAGGAATGCGCCAAATGCATCGTTGCCGCGCATCACCTCGGCTTCATACTTGGCATGCGCATCGCGCTCGACGCTGGCCTGCTTGGCCAGCCAGGCGTTATTGCGGTTGTGATCGCCCGCCCAGTACGCGCCAGCCAATAGCGCCAGCGCAACCAACAGGCGCACGGCCATCGCAGTCATTTGCCCACCGCCGTGCTGGTCACAAAGCGCAGCGCGGCATTGCCCACTGGCAGCACGAAAGCCAGCCAGGCATACACGCCGCCAGGCAATACGCCTTGCAATACCTTGAGCTGCGTCTCAGCCGCAGCCAGTGCCAGACAGATGGCGTTAAACCACAGCGTCTTTGACAAGTACCAGGGTTTGGAATCTTGGGTTGTTGGGTTCATGGTTTCACCTCACAAATTTGCGCAGCCGTGGGCTGCATGCCGTTTTTGAGCCACGCGGCCACGTCAAAGCCGGGGCAGGTTTTGAGCCACTCAAAGGCTTGAATCGTTCCGTCTTTGTTGGTGTCGGGGCTCACGTCGCGGTGGCCACACACGCCGCCACTGACGCTGTAGCCGGTGGGGTTGTAGTCGCTCTTGGCGCGCTTTGGCGCTGCGGCTGGCAGACCGTACTGCACCAGCAGCATGGTGACCACCTCGGCCAGGCTCTTCCATTGGGCGGCGGTGTACTTGGCGTCGCGCTCAGACCCACCCACCAGGCAAATGCCAATGCTGCGGGCATTAAAGAACTGCGCGTGCGCACCCACCTCGTTTAAACCCCGGCCAGACCACACCTCGCCACTCAGGTCAATGACGTAGTGGTAGCCAATGGACGGCAGCGCCGAGCTGAAAGCCCGAACGTCTTCACTGCGGCGCTTGAACTGCCGCGCAGCGTGCCAGGCATTGATGATCTTGGGTGCGTTTTGGTAGCCGGGCTGACCCGGTTTGCCAAGGGTGAGCGGCTTGCCACTTGGCGTGGCCGAGCAATGGATGACGATCAGGTCAACCGGGCGTGGGGGCAGCTGGCCGACTTGTTTGGCAAGCGGAACAGTTACTGAGGGGCTGTTGGATGTTGCGAGCATGGCGGGATGATCCCGCGTGCGCGCGAAGGGGGCTAGTAAATTGGTTTAAGTCGCTGTAGTTATTGGACTACGCCAGATGTAGCAGCAGCCTCAACGACAAGTGATTTTTTTTCACCATCAACCCATAGCGTTGTAACAACGCCTTTTTCAACTCGAGTGAATTGTTTCATATGCCCAAGCATGGCATCACGCACTGCGGCAGCGGCCAGCGTGCCGTCAGTTAAACGCATCATTTCTTTGCCCTGATATCTGTCGCCGTAAAACGAATGGATTTTTGCAAATTCAAAAGGCTTTGTTACCTCAAAAACGTTTCTGAATTTATCGTTTATCAGCACGACTTGATAGGTGTCACCTTTGCGCCCAAGGTATCTAAAAATCACCAACGGCTTAGCCTTTAGTCCTGCGGCTTTATCTGCATCTGAACTTGCTGACTCATAACCGTAGTCTTCACCGTCTTTCATAGCGTATAGCGGCTTGCTGGTTCGTTCAACGGTCTCAC